AAAAAGGAGGGAAGCAAAAAGACAATTATCTATTAGACTCTTTAAAGGCACAACAACAAGCATACAAAGATGATATATACGCATTTAGGGCTTATGGTATTCTTATAATAAATGAAGAAGAAAGATTAGCGGTAGAAAGAGCAAAAACAGATGGCACATATTTACAAAATAAAAAAGATATACACGCTAGGTATCAAGCTGAAAGGTTAACTAATGATAATTTATTTGAAGCAAATTTAAATAAGGTATTAGATGATAATGCGAAGATAAGAACGGCACAAGAAAAAAAGGAACTAGAAATACAAGCCGCTAATAGAATAAATATAGCTAAGGGAATATTAGAGATTAATAAACAATTTGCAGAAGATGATTTAAGAAACGCAATTTTATTTGCTAAGAATCAAACTAAAATAATTGAAACAGAACTAGGTGTTCAAGATAAGTTAAATAGAAATAATTTAACAAATAGAATACAATTTACAGAAGAGGCTTTAGCGAAGTTAATTGCTTTGGCTGCTTTTACATTTGATCCAGAAGTTCTTGCTATTTATCTAAATGCGATTGATAGTATAAATGCCAAATTAAAAGGCATGGGTGAAACATGGGATGCTACAGGCCAAACAATAAAAAATGTATTAGAGAATGTTATGGCAGATAGCATCTCAAAATTTGCAGAAAACATAGGGAAGGCCTTGGGCGGAGAAAAGGTTGATTTATTTGGCGGTATTGGTGAAATGATTGCAGATGGTGCTATAGCTATAGGTAAAGCATTAATAGCTTATGGAGTAGCTATAAAAGCGTTTAAATTAGCTAAAATGAATCCTCTTTTAGCAGTAGTTGCAGGAGCAGGATTAGTTATTGCAGGTAGTTTTTTAAAGTCAAGACTAGGCCAATCTAATAAAAGTAATGCAGCCTCTCCAACACCATTTGCAAATGGCGGTATAGTTAGTGGCCCAACAATGGGGTTAATGGGCGAATATCCAGGTGCTAAGAGTAACCCTGAAGTAGTTGCTCCATTAGATAAGCTTAAAAACTTAATAGGCGGTAGTGGTGGCGGCACACTTGAAGCTAGAATAAGCGGAAATGATTTACTAATTTTGATGAATAAGGCTCAAAGAAACAATAACTTATCATTCTAATATGGCATTTACAACACCTAAATACGAGTTAATATTTAACGACATATACCAACCACCTAGCGGTGTAGTAGATGCGTATAGAATTAGAATATATTTAGATGGATATACAGGAGATAAATATCCATTATATGGAACTACAAGCCCAATAACAATAGAAACCATTAATGCAGATGGTGATTCTTATGTGCCTATTATAGCAACAAAGGCAACATTAAACATATACAACTCTCCTAACTTTGACATTCAAGAGTTTCTTAATGCAGATGACAATGACATAATGATAACTATTGAGAATGGTACTGCTTCAGGTAGTGCATTTACTGCAACAAGTGTGATATGGAGAGGAACTTTTTTACCATCAGAAAACATACAATTTAGCGTAGTTGACTTGGCTAGTTACTCTTTAGTGTTTGTAGATGGATTAGGTAAGCTAAAGCAAAGCAGGTTATACTTTGATACTTTAAACCTATTTGGTTTTAGAGCAGGTGATAAGACATCTATTATAAAATATATATCAGGTGCTTTATCAAAATCAGACCTTTCGTTAGATATATGGGTTAATCAATTCTATCAAACTGCAAGTGTTGCTGGTAGAAATATAGAAAGTATGTCTATTAGGAACAATTACTTTTGTACTGAGCCTGGTACATACTTAACCTATTATGAAATATTAGAACAGTTATGTAGAAAATATGGGTGGGAATGCTACTATAAAGATGACCATTGGCACATAGAAAGCTATGGTTGTTTAACTAGGAACGCTACACCGTCTTATTTTGTATATAATAATGCAGGTAATTATCAGTCAACTTATACGACAACATATCCTGCATCTATACAGGTAGATGGCACAAACAATTTTAAGCAACTAAACAAATCTATGTTAATGGGATTAAATATCCCTAAAAACTCATTTAAGTTTATACATAGAATACAAAATGCCAAAAACATATTAAATGCTTATTTCCAATCTTGGTCAGGGGCTGAACCTGATGCTTTTTATGAATTTGGGACAATGACATATAGTAAGTTGAACCCAACGGCAGGTGGTGTATTAATTACATCATATACTACCAATATGCTAGATACTGCTGATTACTTAAGAAGCGAGAATGTAAAAGTAAAAGCTGGTGATATATTAAATATAGAATGGAATGACATTAATATCGCAGGTAATGAGAATAGGTATAAGATTATGCTTATCCCTGATGATGTATCAAACCCATCATATTTTGTAAACGGAACTGCTACTTTTGTTGCTACAGATACTATGCTTTATAGGTTTTCTACTTATACTTCTACATGGAAAAATCAAACTACAGTACCTGTTGATGGAACTTTGACATTGTTTATATATAATCCTTACTATGCAGGTGGAGGCACTTTCCCATATCAAGAATTATTGTTTTTTAATATTGCACATTATGGCACATCATCTCAAGTAAACAACTTTGATTCTGTTCAATATCTATCTTATGTATTTAATAAATTTAATGCTCAAGATATGACATATGATATTGGCAATTATTTTACTAATAGTGCTCTTATAACTACCTTGAACAATTATCTTAATTATAATAATGATGATGCAGTAATGAGTTCGGTATATTTAGGAACAATGGTAGACGCTAATAATATTCATGTATTAGATGAATTTGGAAGACAAACAAATAGTACTGTACCACTTTATCAATTAGTGGCAGAAGATGTTGGGGTGGATATGCTAAAAACACAATATACAATACTAGGTGAGTTTAAGTCTTTAGGATATTGGATAAATAGAAGGTTTGACTATAGTTTAGGAACAAGTTATAACTATCTATTAAAAGACTTTAAGTGGGATTTAAAACAAGCAATTCAGTCATCTTCTTTATTTAAGATTAACTATAATGCTGCTATACCATTTAATCCTAATTTTGGGACACCTACATTAAACTTAAAAAAATAATAAAATGGCATCTGCGATTAATGGAACAAATATAGTTTTATATGAATATGATAGCAACGCTACCTATTTCTTTAATGGAGATTTTGGCGGAGGTGTCTTTGATGGCATTGTGTGTAAGCAAATGAGCAGAACTCAAGAGGTAGAAACCTCATCAAACTTTACTAAAACAGGAGCAGGTACAATAGCTGCGTTTATTACAGATGCTGGAGAGCCTGGAGTAACTACAATACCAGCAGGAACTTGGACTTTTAGTGCATATTACTCTATTGTTACTGCCTTTGCAGGAGCTCAAGTTAAATATGAACTATACAAATATAATGGTAGTGTTGCGACATTGTTATTTACATCGGCAACAACGACCTTAACAGCCCTAACAAAGACCTTATATACTACGGCAATGACAGTTACCGAAACAATTATAGGCTCTACAGATAGGCTTCTAGTTAAGGTTATTTACCTAGGTACAACTACCAATCAAATCACTATTTATACACAAGGAAGTAATCCAGCTCAAGTAGCTACAACTATACCACTAGGAACTCCGTTTGGAGCTTCAACTAATTGTACTTTTAATACTTCTGTGGATCAAGTAGAAATCACCACTTTAGCAACAGGTTCTTATAAAGAGTACATAGGTTCTCAAATAAATTGGGATGTAAGCGTAGATGGCTTAATTGCCTTGTCAGGTTATTCTTATTTATCTTTATTGAGTAAGCTTCAAAATAAGCAGTCAATAGAGGTTAGATTCTCAATAGATAACGATAATGGAGATGGAAGCGATACTTATGGCTATTCTATTATTGCAGGAACTTGTAACATAGTTTCTTTAGACATTAATGGCCCAATGGAGAATGCTTCATCTTATTCAGCTAGTTTACAAGGAACAGGTGCTTATTCAATAACAGGAACTCAAGTTATAGACGGAGGTTCTACAATATCAACTTCAAGCGTGAATAGTTTTTCTTATACGGCAGCAGGTGGTGAAACAACTGTTACATTCTCAGGTGCAATCGGATCTACTTGTATATCAGTTACAAGAGGTGGTGTAGAGGTTAGAGCGATAGCTACAAGCGGTGTACCAACAGATGAGAATGTTAGCTTTAATAGTGCCACAGGAGTTCTTACCTTTGCAACGGCAAGACCACTAGAAGTGGATGAGTTTGTCAGAATGATTGTAAAATAATTAATTAGAAATAGAATGAGTCAACAGATACAAATTACTGGAGGTGCGAAAGTTAGGGATTTACAAGATGTCATTATTGGCACAAGTGGGGTATTAAGTTCTGTAGCTTTTAATGTGGCTAATGGTGTACCAAAGCTTGATGTAAACGGAAAGATATTAGTATCTCAGTTGCCTAATTCGGTTATGGAATATAAAGGAGTTTGGAACGCTGCTACTAACACACCAACCCTTGTAAATGGCACAGGAAATCAAGGAGATGTTTACTTATGTAATGTGGCAGGTACAGTTGACTTCGGTGCTGGTGCGATTGCTTTTGTAGTAGGAGACCAAGTTATTTATAGCGGTTCTATTTGGCAAAGGGCTTCAGGTGCAACAGGAACAGTTACGAGTGTTGCGGTTACCGAAAGCGGAGATAGTTTAAATATTACAGGCTCACCAATTACTACAAGCGGAACGATAAACATAGGATTCAACGGAACTAATCTTCAATATGTAAACGGAGCAGGAAACTTGACAACCTTTCCGATATTAACAGGATATGTTCCCTACACAGGTGCAACTGCTAATGTTGATTTAGGTACATTTAATTTGACTGCTGATGTTATTACAGGTGCAACAGGTTCTTTTGCATCAAATGGTGGTAGTGATACATTTGCTATCAATCATTCAAGCGGTGCAGGAATTGCTTTGAATATTACTAAAGGTGGTAGTGGCGAAGGATTATACATAAACAAGACAAGTGGAAGCGGAAACGCAGCAACGATAATAGGTACATTAAACGCAACTACTTTAGTAAAGAGCGGTGGTACATCAAGTCAATACTTAATGGCTGATGGTAGTGTTTCTACTTTAACTAACCCAATAACAGGAACAGGTACTACAAACACCTTACCTAAATTTACTGCTGCATCTACAATAGGAAATAGTAATATTACAGATACAGGTTCTTTGATTACTTTGGGTTCTAGTACTACAATTTCAAGTGGAATATTTAGAGTTGGTTCATCTTCAATAATAGCATTTCAATTATATGCATCTAAAAATATAACTGGAGGAACTAGTGCTGGAGAAGTTCTTTCAGATGGTATAACACAATCCGATGTGACAAATAGGTCACAATATTTTGCAACTGCAGCTTCTACTGCGGCTGCTTCATTTACATTAGCAAGTTTATTTCATTTTAGAGCAACACAATCTACTTTTGGGGCTGGTAGTACAGTTACAAATCAAATTGGTTTTGAAGTTGATGCCACTTTAATAGGTGCAACCAACAATTTTGGATTTAGAGGTTTAATTCCAAGCGGTACTAATCGTTGGAATCTTTATATGAGTGGTACTGCTAACAACTATATGGCAGGTTCATTGGGGATAGGAGCAACAAACTTAACAGGAAGAAGTTTATCAGTTTCAAAAAATATTACAGGAGCAACAACTTCTTATGCAATTAGACAAGATGGTATAATTCAATCGGATGTAACAACAGATGCAAGAGGTTATCATAACTCTTTATCTACTGCTGCTTCTGCTTTTACATTAGCAAATTATTATCACTACATTGCTACTCAAGGAACGATAGGTGGAGGTTCGGCAGTTACAAATCAATATGGATTTGTAGTTGATTTTCTTACAAGTGCAACAAATAACTATGCGTTTTTTAGTAATATTAATGCTGCCGCTAATCGTTGGAACATCTATATGGCAGGAACGGCTGCTAACTATATGGCAGGTAAATTACTTATAGGTTCTACAACTGATAGTGGTGAGTTACTACAAATAAATGGTAGTAGTAAAGTAACTGGTACATTAAATATAGGAAATGGTACTGCATCAGAATTACTAATAAATTCTGCTCTTTCTACTAACTCAAAATCTATTATTTTTAAACCTTCAAGCGGTAATGCAACTGCGTTACTTGAACTTAGACCAACAGGTACAAATACTGATATTGGTGCTTTAATTATTAGAGATAGTGAAACAGCAGCAAGTGGTTCAAATGTTTTACTTATAGGTAGAGCTAACTTTACTTTACCTTCTACAGGAGTAAGTTACATAGCAAGTGTTGTTAGCGGAGTATCAAATGCAGATTCATTTCACTTGGGTTTTATAGTTTCAAACATTATTTCTGGAAGAATTGAATCTATGAGAATTTGGAACAATGGAAATTTAAGCATTCAAAAAGGAGGCACATATACAAGTAATACTTCAGCAATTTTAAATATTAACAGCACTACTCAAGGTTTCTTACCACCAAGAATGACTGCTACTCAAAGGGCTGCAATAGCATCTCCTGCGGAGGGTTTAATAGTAGTACAAACAGACGGAACACAAGGATTATATTTATATATCGGTGCAGCGTGGCACTCAATTACAATGTTATAATAAAAATAAATAACTTTACACAATGGCAATAGCTAATATAACAAACAACATTCTAACTGATAGCGGTGTAGCTACAAGTTCTTTGCAGCCAACTATTACTTTAACAACTACCGGAACAAGCGGTGCAGCTACATTAGTAGGAGCAACTTTAAACATTCCACAATATCAAGCGGCAGGTACTTATGTTACTTCGGTAACGGCTTCTGCTCCTTTAAGTTCAAGTGGAAGTACAAACCCTAATATAACAATAACTCAAGTTAGTTCAACAGTTGATGGTTATCTTTCATTTAGCGACTACAATGTATTTAGTGGTAAAATATCAGGTTCGGGTACTGCTGGATATATAACAAGATACACAGGTTCGGGTAGCACAATAGGCAATAGTGGACTTTATGATGATGGTACAACTGTATCTTTAATCAGTAGAGCATTGAGTGGAACAAGTGCAAGTTTTAGTGGTAGTGTAACGGCAAATGCAACAAGTACATTTTCAAATGGTTCAAGTTTATCTGCAATATTTTCAAATGGAGGTGGTGTATCTAATTTTAACTCAATAGAATTAAGAGGTGGTACGGCAGGTACGGCAGTAAATTGGCAAATAAGTAAGGATAATACCGCTTCAAATGCTTTTCAAATTACTCCATCAACAACAAGTGGTGGAACTACTTATACAACTCCCGGTTTTACATTAGCATCCACAGGAGCAGCTACATTTAGTTCAACAATAAAAAGTTCCGATACTAATGGATTTGCAATAGGTTCAATAGCTAGTTTTAGAAGGATTCAATATGGTTCGGATGCAGCAACTGCTTTTTCATTATTAACTGATACTAATAGCTATGCAGGATTATACGCAGGAGCAGCTACATTCTCTGCTAAAGTAAGTGCTAAAGGTGGTAGTAATTTTGGTGGTTATTATATGGATTATCAATCCGATGCTACAAGTAGAAGTTTTAGAGTATCAAGTGAACATTTAGTTTTTGCTGATTTTGTTATTCAAAGGTCAACTACAAGAACAGGAACAACTTATGAAGATTTACTTTATTTTGATGCAAATAGAGCAGCTACATTCTCTAGTAGTGTTCAAGTAGGTAATTCATCGGGTGGAACTATGTTAACAGTTGGTACTATTGGTGCATCGGGCGTTTCAACTCCTACTGCAATTCAAATGGACAATAGTTATCTTTCAGGAAGTCCAGCTTTTGATAAATTAAAATTTTATTTATTTAAAAGTTCAACGGAAGCCTATGGATTTAATGTTGCAGATAATTCAGATTTACAATATTGGGCGGGTACTACTTCAAGTGGTATGCATAGATGGTTTACAAGCCAAACCGAAAGAATGCGTATTACAAGTGGAGGCAATGTAGGTATAGGAACAAGTACAGTAACAACATTTTCAGCAAATTATATTGCATTAAATATAAATGCTCCAGCAGGATATGGTTCAGGTACTATATTTAAAATTAATAATGTTGCTGAAACAAATTTTTATGCTGAAAGCGGAATAACTACTTTAAATATAGCAGGTGTATATGCAATTACAGGTAGTTTTGGAACTGCTTTTAGAGTTGCAAGTGGAGGCAATGTATTAATAGGAACTACTACTGATGAAGGTTACAAACTTTATGTTAATGGTGGTAGTTCTAATGGATTCTTATTCTATTCTACTTCTGCTGCGAATCAAATAAAAGCAGCAGGTACTGCACCTGCGATTACTTTTAGTAACACAATTACTTCACCAACAATAGGCGGTAGTTTAGGTGCGTGTACTTCGGCAGGTCAATTCTTATCAGGTACGGCAGCAGGGGATATGATTTTAATTAATCAATTTACAGGGAATAAACTTTACATAACCAACTATTCAGGTGGTGTTTATTTAACTCAAGGTGCAACATCTTGGACTGCTAATTCGGATATTAGACTAAAAAATATAAATAGTCATATTGAGAACGCAGTAGAAAAATTATCTACTTTACAAACTATTAACTTTTCTTACAAAGATGATAAGTTTAAAAAACAAAATCTTGGGTTAATAGCACAAGAGGTAGAAAAGATATTCCCTGAACTAATTGATAAAAATGGTGATGGAATGTTAGGGGTAAGATATACGGAATTAGTACCTGTTTTAATTAAGGCGGTACAAGAATTAAAAGCAGAAATAGAAACTTTAAAAAATAAATAAAATGAAAGAAATTCAACCAATTCAAATGTGGCAAAATGGTCAATTTGTAGAAGCAATCTACTTAAACACTTGGGCTTCAAATGTAACTTTAGGAACAAGTGCAGTATTTACTTACAACCTTTTAGATGCTGCTCAACAAAGATTACAAGATGGTAGTTTAAATATGACAGGCGAAGATTACACTAAATGGGGAGCAAACGACCAATATGCTTGGGAGTTCGTAGCTACAAGTTTAAACCTTACAATCATAGGGGATTATGTTCCGCCTGTGCCTGAAGTAGTTGCTGAAGTAACCGAATAGTACTAATTTTGGCAAAACCAATATTATGACACCTAAAGAAAAGGCACAAGATTTAGTAAATAAATTTAGACTATCCGCTATATTTACTGATTCCTATGTAAAAGCAATTGCAAAAACGGCAGTAGATGAGATATTAGAATCATTAGGATATAAAAAATTAAGTGATTCACCATACACAACATTAGAAGCAAGGCAATATTATGTGCAAGTAAAACAAGAGATAGAAAACCTATAACAATTAACTATATTTGTAAAAAATCAACAATGAAATATCAACAACTCAACACCCTAGTCGCATCAATTAATGCGGTTATTGGAAACTCTGAAAGTAAGACACAAAAAAAACTTGTAAAGATTTATGAAAAAGTCAAATCCCACCACGAAAGCTATCAAGCCCAAGTTGAAGAACTCCGCCTTGATAACGCATCAACCGATGATAAAGACATTTTATTATTGGATGAAAAAGGTGGTTACAAGTTTACTAAAGAGAACATCAAGAAACTAACTGCTCAAGTAAAAGAACTAGGAGAAAAGGAGTTTGAGTTTAAGCCTATTGAAGTGGTTAATTCTTCAGGACTTAAAGAATTTACATTCCTTCAAGATTGGACAACAGGTATCGCATTTATAACAGAAGAAGAGGAAGAGTTATAATGAAGTTTGTTAAGGACAATATTTTGTTCATAGCCATAGTACTACTCGTATTGTGGCTATATTTTTTAGTTAAACCTTCATACTTACCTAGGACTCCTAATGGATTCGATACCTCCAAGTTTAAGAAGGTGCAGGTAATCCATGATACCCAGTACTCAAAAGTGTACATAAATCGGTACAAAAAAGGCGATTCTATACCATACAAGGTCATAGATACCTTATATACGCATATATCCGATACGATACGCATAATATCCGATTACAACCAAGTAAAGGCTTATTCCGACACTATTAAGAAAGATTCTAATATCTTTGTAATAGATGATACTATCAGCCAAAATAGGATCATCAGTAGAGGCTTTAAGGCAGATATAACCCAAAAAACCATCGTTGTAAGAGAGTTCTACGCTAGTAAACCGACTAATACCCTTTATTGGGGCATTAGAGGCTCATACAGACCACTTGTAGGCTTGGAGGTATTAAGTCCTTCCTTGATGTTAAGTGTCAAAAATAAGGCTCTAATAGGCCTTAGCGTAGATATTAGTAAAAATTATAATATTGGGTACTCTGGTGGTATCTACTTTAAAATAGGAAAAAAGTAAAATGGCAGTAAAAAAAGAAGGTATCTTGGGAGCAAACCCATTACCTATATCGTTTAAAGATTTCGCTAAAAACCCTATTGTGGGTACATTATTCGTTGTACTTATAGGTATATCCTATTTGTATGTAGATATTAAAAGCACATTCAAAGGCCAAATACAAAGCCAGGAATACAGAATAACCAACCTTGAGCATAAGGATTCCTTAAAAACACAAGCCCTAATGGAGTGTAAGACTGCTTTAAGTGCTACTAGCACTAAACTAGAAACGCTACAAGACTTAGGGGCTATTAAAAAATCTGTAAAATAATAGCCATGAAATTATTATTCTTTTCATTATTGTCAATCTTCACCTTAATAGGATATGTTAAAGTAGAAGGAGTTAAAGAACCTAAATTAACTAAAGATGACAGAGAGTTTAAACAGTTAATGAGTGATTTTAGTAAGACACTAGAACATAATAAAAAGGTTCAAATAAAAGCAGATAAGACTAAAGACAAGCTAATAATAACTACTACTAACAAGATAGCTCAGTTATCTAATGAGAATAAGCAACTTAAAAATGACATAAGTGCAATGAAGATAAAAATAGATACTATTTACATTCATGATACTATTCAGATAAAAGAGAAGAAAAGCTTTTGGGGTAAGACTAAAGTAGATACAACAGGAAATTAATATGAAACAGTTTTTTACGGAAGATAACGGAAGATTAAGCATGAAA